TTACCTTGCGAAAGCGCGTCTCCGGGTTCTCGCTCACGTAGTTGTCAAACTCGTCGCGCTCGTCAGCTACAACCTTGTTCGGATACAGCGCCCGAACGATCAATGTAATTATACCAAGGATTGCGGCTAGTATCACTAGCGCAATGAGAATGTCGAAACCTGTCCACATCATGCGGCCTCCCCGTCTAAATCGCGGAACACAACATTCCGCTCCGCCCCAAATGCGCCGATCAATTCAATCAGGTCCGTCATCTCCTGCTTCGTCATGTCGCTTGTCCGCATACCGAGCGGGACGAACGACCCGGCATCAATTCCCGGCACTACGCGCGCCTTGCGTAGCGATGCGCTGAATACGTCTTTCCAGTCCTCGGGGCTGAGCTTTTGCCCGTACCATTCGACTTGTTCGCTTACTTCCGTAAGGCGTTGCCACATGAGCGAATTTTGATCGACCGAACGACGCGGGGCTTTGAACTCAACTCTTGTCCCGTGCGGCAGTCGGCGGCACCAATCAGCCGCCTTCGCGCGTAGCGTGTCGTTAGAGAGGACTAGAAGCGCGCGGGTCATCGCCATTCCATGCTGAACGGGATGTCGTCTGAAAGCGGCTCAGGGCCTGCGCCGCGCGCCGGGGCCTGCGGTGAACGCGCAACCGTCTGCTCACGCACGCTGCCGCCTTCGTCCTTGCGCCCATCAAGCAGCGTCAGTTCGCCACGGAACCGCTGCAACACAACCTCAGTCACCTTACGCTGATTGCCGTCCTTGTCGGTAAACTCGCGCGTCTGTAGCTGGCCTTCCAAATAGACCTTGCTGCCTTTCTTGCAGTAGGCTTCCGCGACTTTGCCAATCGCATCGTTGAAGATAACGACATTGACCCACTCGGTACGCTCTTTGCGCTCGCCTGTGGCCTTGTCGCGCCATGATTCCGAACATGCGAGGGAGAACGAAACAACGGCATCGCCATTGTTCAAGCGCCTAACCTCGGGGTCGCGGCCTAGATTGCCGATCAATATGACCTTATTGACGCTGCTCATGCCGCTGCCTTTTCGTAGATGTTGCGGAGGGACGCTTCCTTGTCGGAAAGCTCTTTCAGGAATGCCTCCACCTCTTTTGTGATTTCAGCAATGCGCTCGTCGTCGCGATCAAGCCGCTTTACGAATAGCCGCATGGAGTCAGGTAAGCGCGGGTCATAAGAAACGAAGTCGCACCATGCCCGGCCCGTGCAAGCCATCTGCCAAAGCATTTGCGTTACGTACTTTGACGGGATTGCCTGACCTAAAAGCGTGTCAATGTGCGTGCTTGTGTTTGGGCATTTGACTTCGATCAGCCCATCGTCGCCTACGCAGCCGTCAGGGCTTGCGCCCGATTCTGCGATTGTCGGGTGCGGGATAAAGCCGACCGTTTCGACAACTATGCTCGCTTGAAATTCGTATGACGCGAGAGCTTCGTCCTCAGTTGCCGTCCCCCACGCCATCGCCGCATTGGTGTACTTGTCCGCTGAAACGCCAGTGAGGCGCTCTGCGATCAATTCGGCCATGTAGTTCGCGCGGCTCGCGCCATAGCCTGATTTGGTTTTGGCGATTACGTCAGCAACGCGGGAAGCCGTAACCTTGCCAAGCCTGGCGGCCTTCCATTCGTCGCTGCCTTGGATAAGCGTCTCGGTTTCCATCAAGCCCCCGCCATTTTCTTGAGGTCCATTAGCGCAGCCGGGCCAAGCGCCTTGCGATCCGCCGCTGTCAGTGTCTTGGTCCACCATTCCCCGAGGGCGACTAGGCCATCATCCTTGGCGATGCGCTCGCCTTCGGCTTTGAGGTCTGCGGCGTCTGCTGGCGGGTTAGCAGCGCGCCCGTCATCGTCATTGCTAGATGCAAGCCCAAGCATCTGGACTAGCGAATATCGCTGCAAATACGTGAGCGTCGAACCAATCGCCTGAATAGCGTTCTTCGATCCGCTGCCGTCTGGCGGGCCTGCAAGCGTCGTGGTTTCCGAATGGCCGTCCTTGTGCGACAAGATGCAAGTGACGTTGATCCGGTCGGTTTGTTCGGTGCGGAAACGGTAGGTGAGTCCGTACTTCGTCAACACCGGGTCAACGGTTCGGGCGATGGCCGCGAAGTCTGCATACCGCTTTTCATTGTGGCCCGTGGCATTGCGCACAATGGGGCCTATTTCGCCCTTGGCAGCGGCTATGGCGGCGTCAAACGCTTTGCGGGCCTGATTGGCTTCCCATCGTTCATGCAAGCCCATAAGCTTTTCAAGCACCGTCACATCAGCGCCGCGCGTCAATGCCGTGTTGAGCATTTCCATAGGCGTGACCGGCTGCGTCGATTGCATAGCCCCGCCTTCGATTGCCGTCAGTTCCCTTGCTGCGTTGTTCATGCCGCTTTCCTCCGTCGATTGTCCCGGCGCAAGATGCGCGCGGTAAGCTCTCTCATTTCACGTTGCGCAATAGCGGCCTCGATAGACCGGCCTTTTGCGTGCTTTGCCTTCGCGGCCTCGTATCTGGCGCGGGCTTCGATGTATTGCTCGTCCAGCGTTTTCATAGCGCCGTCTCCCGCTCGCGCTTCGCATGGGCGAGTATTGCGTCCATGTGCTTGTTCATCGCGCTAACCGAGTAGCCTGCTAGATCGCACATATGGCAAAGGAACTCTGCAACCTCGCGCTCGCTTGCGTCGAGCATGTCGTCGGGCAACGTGTCGCCTAGTATCTCGATCATCTGGCGGGTTTTAGCGTCGGTCATGGCGTTGCACCTGTCTTAAAAACACATTTCTGTTTCAATTCATTGCCGCGCCTAATCCAGCCGCCCGATGGGCTTGATGGTGCTGAAAACCAATAAAAAGCCTCTGGAATGCGCAAATCTAAAGGGTGCTTTTCAAGGCGCGTGCAGCGCCCTGATTTGCCGGGGTGGAGCCGCCCGGTTGATGTGCGCTCCCATTGCGCAAAGGCGCAGTCGTCACACTTCATGCAGACACCATCAGGATTGCGCCGACAAAAGCGGCGATGCAGATAAGCTCAAAGGTTGTGGAGATGGCGGCGCGCATCACGCCCCCCAGCTTGTTTGCTGCCGCGCCCATTCGTTGTAGCGGCGCGGATCGGGTTCGCGTTCGTCTTCGTCAGATGGCGGGAACCAAGGCGTCCGCTTCAACACGCGCTCAATAAATAAGAGGGTTTCATCGCAGGGCTGAGCGTTTAGGTTTCTGCTGCGCTCATCCACTTCCTCCGCAAGCTCGCGCAAGGCATCGACGCACGTTCCCTTGACGGGATCGACTAGATGGCAGGCCGTCACATCATCCCATTCGCCAGACCAGACTAGCGCGGTAATAGCGGCAAGCTGCTCATCGAGCGGCTTGGCGATGTGGTCATTTTCGTAGCTGTACTTGCCTTGGCAAATGACTGTGTAGAAAGCGCTCATCACTTGCCCCCTGTAGCTTTGGAGAGGGCGGCGCGATTGCGTCGGGCAATTTCGTCCTTTGCCGAAACAAGCTCTAACCAGAAGCGTCCGTTGGGGTTTGTGCTGCGGACAATCGCGATAAGTTCGCGCGTCGGGAGCGCTGTAATCTGATCTTTGCTCATCTTCGTCCCCTCTCAGTGCGAACCATGGGGATATAGTTGCACAACTTGCAACGAGTGGCAATAGGGGAAGATGCGCAACTTGCAACTTTTTAATTAGAGTGATTTTACGTGCGGGGGGGGGGTAGATATTAGGCGGCAGAACTACCGGGTTCGCTGTGCTTGCGAGGAAAGGTGATTTCTAGCACCTGTTTCATCTTTTCAATTTCAGCGCGGGACCGGCCCTCGAAGAACTTGGCGAGCCAATCATCGTCAGGGTGACGAAATAGGGACTCCGGTTCGCAATGAAATAGGGCCGCAAGACGTCCTTGCCACTCGACGCCGGGGGTGGTCCCTGAGAACCAACGGGAAATTACACTCTTATCGGCCTCAAGTTCCCGCGCCAAATCCGCCTGGCTCAATCCCCGCGCCGCCGCCCACGCATCAATGAAATGCGGGCGTCTTGGTTGGCGTTTGCGGTGAATCGACTGGATTTTTCGCATTGCAGCGCGGTAGCCGAAAGAAGGGGAATCGTCGTTAGCGTGATGCGCAACTGAGCGGCTTGACTTTGGTTGTAAGTTGCGCAACTATACGGCCATGAACAAAACGCGATTGCAACTCCTCCTTGAAGAACGGGACATGAAGCTGTCCGATTTGGCGCGCGCGGTTGACGTTGACAAAGCGACGGCTACGCGATGGTCGAAGGGCAGCATCCCGCCTGAGCGTGTCCGCGATGTGACGACCGCGACCGGCATCCCGCCGCATGAGCTGCGCCCTGACTTGTGGGATGCGCCAGCGGAGGCCGCGCAATGACCGCCGCACAAATCATCCTTTGGTCCGTGATCCTCGGCCTGCTGGCCGTTGTCGCTCATGCTTATGCGAGGGCGAAATGAGCCGGGCGCTACAGGGGGCGTGCGCGCCCGGCTCTCGCCAGCGGGGGCTTGCTGACGATTACTTGGATTTCACAGCTTCGCGCCGTTCCAAAGGCGGCGCGGAGGTCTCCTCCAGAGACTTTCCCTCCCTCGACTTGGCGCGCGGGGCTTCGGTTCCGCGCGTCCTTTCGGGGGCAGTTTAATGTTTATCAAACCACTACCCCCGCTTGAAGAACTTCGTCGCTGCCTCGCCTATGATGATTCCGCCAAGGGTCTAATTTGGATTGCGCGTAGCGGCGTCATGTCTCCGGTGGTTGTAGGTTCGGTTGCTGCGTGGGTGGATGCTGGCGCTAAGTATAAGCGCCTTAGTTTCCGCAATTCTCGGTATCTGGAGCATCGAGTTATATGGGCGCTTCATAGCGGCTATGACTCCAAGTTGCAGATTGACCACATTAACGGCGACACGATGGACAATCAGCCATCTAATCTCCGCGAGGCAACGCACGGGCAAAATATCGCCAATGCGCGTCGCCCGGTTTCGAGCAAATCTCCCTTTAAAGGAGCGTCTTATCACAAGCGATTCC